CATATCGTTTTTAAAATTTTAATGTATAAAAAAAAAGAGCCAACTAACGCATTACTGCGCTAATTGGCTCTGATGGCTCTATACGTAAAGAAAAATGTCGTCGGCTGGCGTTACCCAGCCTCCTCGGGTTGTTGCGGGGGATGGATTCGCACCATCGGCCTCTTGGTTATGAGCCAAGCGAGCTACTACTGCTCCACCCCGCTATGTTCCTGCGTCTGAATGGACGCTATAATTGGAAGGTTCTGTACGGATACGACCGTTATGGACTGTAACTCGGATTTCACGCCTGCAACTCTTGCACCAAACCAAGAAACTACCCTCAACTTCCTCAGTCACGCACAGCAATTTTGGCACTCTGCCACTTGCCGCACACTCCGAACAGAAAACTTTTTTACCTTTCATGCTCGCAAATATAGCAGTAAAAATTGATATTTCCAAAAAAAAATCATATTTTTGTGGGAAAAATTAATGGCGCAGTGATTTTTCTGCCTGCAAACTATTGATTATGGGTTTTAGATTGATAAATAAACACTTGGAATTTCCCGCTCTGTATCAGAGCGTGGAAAGAAAAGACCCTACCGTATCACAAAAAGGTTACGATAAGGTCGGAGGTTTCATGCTGCGTGACAAGATAGACTTCATGCCTCAGAAGGGTATGCAGGAGGATTTCTGTGCCTGCGACAGCAATCTTATCTTCTTGTGCGGTGCGGCTACGATGGGTAAGACCTACGGTATGTTCCTTAAAGTCTTATACGGCATAGACAAACTCGGTTACACCTCACGTATGATTTCCGTTCGTTTGCAGGATAGCAAGAAAGGTTCGTCTATATTCCGTGATGCGGTCGAGGTATGCGGCAATTTCGCTGCCTGCGAGTATAATACATCTGACTACCCGACATTTATGTGGAAGGATTGGAACTCGAACCTGCAGTTGATACACGCCAACTTTAACGTGGATAATCCGCAGGAATGGGCCGAGTTTAAAGACTTTATCAAGAAACAGCAGTCAAGTTACATAGCCATAGATGAGGCGACAGAGATAAAACAATTCAAGATGTTTTCCTACATATTCTCCCGTAACCGAGATAGTTCAGGTATGCACCCGAGTATGGTGCTCTCATTCAACCCCGAGCATGAGCACTTTACAACACGTATGCTGCTTGACGCAGGATATATCGGAGAGGATTGGTATATCAAGCCTGAGATGAACGGCGTAACGAAGTATTTCTATATCAAGGGCGATTCGGAAGAGGGTATAGTTTGGGGCAACAGCCCCGAAGAGGTGGCCGAGATTGCGGACATTTCCTTGTCAGAGAAGGATAAGAAGGCAGGCATCACCATACGGCAGATTGTCAAGTCGTTTACGATGTTCACTGGTGAAGCCTCGGATAACTTGAAACTGGTGGCGGCTACTGGCGGCCAGTCTATCGGTAACTTGCACGCAGTGGGCGGCACACAGCGCAGTATCTTAAAGGGTGCTTATTTCGGCCCCGTAGACAACGAGGAACTGAATGTATCACGCAAGATGATTCACGACTTGTTCACCAACCCTTCGGACGGAAGCACGGAGATGTTCGCCACGATGGATATTTCAAGCGGTCAGGAGGATGCGGATAACGCACCTATGCTCATTTGGAGAGGCAACACGATTATCGCACTCGAGTTCTTCAAGGGCAGCCCGAAGGAACTCGTGGACTGGATAGGCTTGAAACTCAAGACATACAAAGTCCCCGTGGAGAATTTTGCCTTTGACGCTACGGGTATCGGTTATTACCTGCGGTCGTACACAAGGGGTATGCCTATCACAGCGAACCGCCGCTCCATGCAGGAATATGACGAGAGCGGAAACCAAGTCATTACCGAACAGTACTTCAACCTGCGCTCGCAGTTACTCGGAAAAACAAAAGTAATGATTGAGCGTGGCGACATTTCCATAGCCCTTGACAAGGATATGACCATTCAGTACGGAAAGAACGGGAAGACAAGAAAGCTCGTGGACGTGCTGTTTGACGAGATGAACGTATTCCGTGTGACCACACGTAACAGCAGAATATACTACCGCTCCAAGGACGAGTATAAGTCCAAATTCAAGGCTTCTCCCGACCTTATGGACACGATTACCTATAAGAGTGTATTCTTGCTTGACGCACGCCCTAAAAAGCGTGCAGAGCCTGAGAATGACGATGACGCTTACAAAGCGCTCTACGACAAGCCTCAGACGAGCCGAGCGGCGATGATGGGCCGACAAGCGATGGGGTTCATTCGGAACCGCTTCAATAGATAACCGACAAGTTTAACTAAATACATATTAATATGGTAAACATTACGCAACACTTGAAGAGCAAGGAGTATTGGCGCAGACGAATCAATGATGAATCCGCCGCGCCGAAACCCCCGAAAGCGTCAGACACCTATTACGAAATGCCTGACGATGACTTTGCAGCCGCACGGTTCCAGTTCCTCACGCAGGATGATTTTCTCAACGAGATTGAACCGACCGCACACGCTGTGAACTCCATCTACCAATCCACACGACCCGTGAACGAGTTGCAGGAATTTGACGAGGTGCAGGAAGATGGCTCAACAAAGAAGGTGGCACGATGGGTGACTGTGGGCTACGACCCCGTAGAGGTGGTGGCTATGGGCATCCAGCAATGCCTCTCCATCAAGAAGGCCACCCACTTTGCCAGCAAAGGTTTTTGGATTTCCAATGAAACGAAGTATGATGACTTGTTCAGCGTACTCACCTCGTGGGCCGATACAGCCAACCTTTCCACCGCCTACATGGAGGCGGTCACGTCTTGTTTTCAGACGGGTGACGCTGCGATTTACTTCTACACACAAGGAAACAATATCTACTACAAGGTATTCTCGTATCTCTACGGAGATGTGCTGTTTCCTGACCTTGACGAAAATCGCAGGCCGATTCTTTACCGGAAGTACCTGCTAAAGGGAAAACTGGCCGTGGATGTGTACGGCTGCGGATTCGTGGAAACATGGGTACGTTTCAATGAGGATAGCGAAACGGATGCCTCGTGGCTCGAAAAGGTCAAGGGATGGTTCAACCGCAACGTAGGCAAGACCGTTTCCGAGGACGGCTTTACGCTGATTTCACGTACCGAGAGCCAAGTAAGCAATGACATTTGCCAAGCGGTGTATTTCCGTGTGCGTGACATTCCTACGGGTGTGGCCCAGCAGAATATCGAAAAACTCGAGGATGCGGTGTCGTACAATGCCGAAGAGGTAAAGAACACGTCCATGCCCACCTTGTTCATCAAGGCAAAGAAAATCGAAAACCTTCCCGCTGTCGGAACCAACGGACGCACCATAGGCGTGCGTGGCAACTCGGAGGATTTGAAGGCTGCGGACGCCAAGTACCTTGAAGGGGCCGACCATAGCAACACCTACACCTCGCACGTGGATATGCTGTGGAAAACCATCGTAAGAACCACCATGTCCGTGTTCGTGGAGCCTACCGATATGAAGAACGGAGCCGATTCGTCCGCCTCGTTCCGTCTGATGTTCGCACCCGAAGAACAGTGGTGCAAGAATATGTGGCCGCAGTTCGCACCGCACGTAAAGGAACTTACAGAGGTGTTCAAGCAACTCGTGGCAAAGGTGGAGGGAAAGACAAGCGAATACGCCAAACTCAGACTGTCCGTAGGCCTTGACTTTTGGTTGCCTGAAAACGAGCAGGAAACCATCAATAACGTGGTTTCTCAGGTCAATGCACGTGTCCTTTCGAGAAAGGCCGCCATGTCCGAACTCAGCAACTCACACCTTGACGATTACGAAGAGGTGCAGAAAGAGTGGGAGGATGAGATTCGGATCAAGGCTGAGATTCCTGCGGAAGTCCAATCCAAGTACGACACCACCACTACTACGGATGACAAGGACGATGACAAGTCAGGAGATGGTGATAACAACAACAGCAACCCCGTGGATAAGCGTAACCGTGGACGCTCCATTCAAGACAGATAACGATGGCAGAGAGAAACATACCTATCAGGCCTTACGGATATGATTCCAAGGCCTTGAAAGACGGAGAGAAGGACTGCATCACATGGTACGTCCTTTCGGGCTGCAGACGTGAATACGCCTTCGCCCGTTTCGTGCGCCCCGACCTCACGCTCACGGAGGCAACGCTCAAAGCGGCCACCAAGCAGTTCTTCTCCAATGCGGACGTTATCAAGTACATGGAGGCCTACAAAAAAACCCTGCAGGAATTTGGTAACAGTTCACTGAATACGAGCGATGATTACACGGATGAAGAGCGTGACAAGAAGAAAATCAAGGCTTTGAAACGCCTTGTGGACTACGTTATCAACCAAGCGCAGAATATCGAGAACCTTGACGACCCGACCACACTGTTGAAAATCGCCGACAAGGTGGGATTCTTTGATGACGGGGCAGACAAGATAGAAAAGCCAAGACGCTACCTGCCCGTGCGCTGTGTGGAATGTACCTATCACTCCTTCGTGGAAAACTGTGTCAAGAACGGGGACGTAAGGAACGACTGCGACTATTGCCGGGCCAAGGACTATGCGGTAGCCAACGGGTTCCGATTCGACCCGAAAAGACTTCTGAAAACGCCCGAAGAGATGACAGAAAAGGGAGAGCAGTAATGCCCTCCCTTTCTTTTGCGCTACGATGACGTCCGAGTTAGAACGGCAGGTCATCTTCCGCCTTGGCGGGTGCTGCGGGCTGTGCTGCAGGAGCCGCTGCGGGTTGTGCCGCAGGCTGTGCGCCAGCAACAGCCTCCCACTTGAAGCAGGTACAACCCGTGAACCAACGGTCTTGCCACTGACGGGATTTCACGTCAAACGAGAAATCGTACTCGTCACCTTCCTTCAAGGCGGCAAATTCCTCGGCCTGATTCATGTTATCCAGTGCAAGTTGGC